CCCCAGTTATCGCCAAGTTCATCGTCTACTTTAGAGGGGACTTTCAAGACATCCGACAACCCATTTTCCATTATGTGCTTGATGTTGTGAGCTTGGTCGTCACCCTCTACTGAAAAGCATAACTCATCATGCACTGTAAGCAAAGGAATAAGTCCCTCTTTGTAACAATCAGCCATAGCTTTTTTGGTCTGGTCGGCTGCTGAACCTTGAATCAATTTGTTCAATGCCTTGTAAGTAAACGCCCTTTTCAGGTTGTTTATGTTGCCATACTCCTTCTTAGCCTCTTCCAAACGCATTGGCTTGTTGTACCCAAACGTCTTCGGCTCCCACAAATGAAACCTGCACTTGCGTCCGAGTAACGTGCGTATCTGACCTTGGTCCTCGGCTCTCTGGCTAGCGATACTGGCTAGCTGCTTAACAAACGGAACGTTTGTCCTGTGCTGCTCGATCAAGTGTTTAGCCTCTTCTTTAGAGATATCCAACTGTGCTGCTAGCTTGCCCACGCCCATGCCGTACATAATCCCAAGGTTTACCGTCTTGGCTTCCTTACGTTTGATGTTTGCCAGATCCGCCACCATTTGGTGTAGATCCACATCTCCCTTGTGGTATTCTTCTACGATTGTATCGACCACCGGATGACGCATACTGTCTGGCATGCTTGCTGCAAAGTGTACCAATAACCTTGGCTCTTGGCTCGAGTAGTCAAACGACCCCCACTTCTGTCCCTCTTCAGGAATAAACAAGCCACGGATCATCCGCTTGATGTCGGGATCTCGCGCAGGAATTTGCTGTAAGTTTGGGTTGGACGATGAAAATCTCCCGGTCACAGTACCACCGTCATCGGATCGAAGCTGATGAAATTCTGTGTGTATCCGTCCGTTCTTCTCGTGCCGTAAGATCGAGTCAATAAACGTGCTGTCTGCCTTGTCGAACTCGCGGAGCTTCACAATCATCTGACATATTTCGTGCGGATGGTTGTTTAGATACTGCTTGGTAAACGATGGTGCCCCGGCCTCCGTGGTCGGATATTCTAAATTCAAAGCCTCGAAGACCTGTAGCACAGATGCCCCGGCCCATGGTTCTATTTCCACGCCTGTCTTGCGCTTGATCTCCTTCTTTAGTTCTTTAACCTTGGCCCTTAGTTCCCCTCGAACAATGTCTGCTTTATCCAGATCGACACGCACACCTCGTTCTCTCATGTCTACCATCAACGGAATTAAACTTGTTTCTAGCTCGAAAATGTGGTTCAGGTCCTGTGACGATATCTCGATGCCAAGCCTCTCCCAGAGTTTGAGCGTCATGAGTGCGTCTTGCTCTGCGTAGGCACCGACAAACTTTGGAGGCAGCTTCCACATATCTGCTTTGGGGTCGATGCCCCAATCCTTGGCTGCTGCGCGGAGCATCCTCTCGTCCTTCCGCATATCGATGTAGTCACGACCTAGGTTGTTTAGGCTGTAGGAAAACCTGTTCTCGTCCACCAGTGGGGCTGCAACCATCGTATCGATAATCCTGCCCTCTACTTTTACCCCCTCTGCACGGAGCCATCCTGCGTCGTAGGTTGCATTGTGCATAACCTTATCGATGTGTGGAGTAGCCATTTGTTTCTTGAGCCACTTCATTGTCATCTTAGGATCTAAGTTGTGACCGTTCTGGTGGCGGATTGGGAAGTACCCCTGATAATCCCCGGCTGCTACAGCTATACCTACGATATTACCGTCGCCTCTTGCCCATCCCGGGCCAAGCGTTTGGATGTTTGGATCCCGAGTCTCAAGATCTACAGCTATTGTCTTGTGCTGCGTCAGGTCTGGAAACTCTGTAGGGATGTTCCAATCGGGATCTAGTGACTCCCCAAGCTCCATCCTTGCCAATAGGTCAACCGTCTTCTTATCTTTTCTGTCTCTTGCCATTAAAAATCTCTAGCCTTTTCTTGATATCTGCCTCGTTATCACAGCACTCTGCTCCGAGTGCCGCATACCCGGCTATGTCTGTCCAACTATCCTCGCTATCGAGCGAGTTCAAAAGTCTGGCAGTCTTTAGCCAAATCATCATGAGGGCAACATGCCTTGTGGTAATGTAGCCATGGTGTTTGTGGGCTTCATTCACAATGATGTTCCAACCCTCGAGTATGCGAGTAAAGTTCTCGAATGAATCCCCATACTCTTCTGCTCTTGGTCCGCCAATTATTTCCTTGGCTTTATCTAATACTTCATCACGTTTCATCTTCTTGCTCCTTTGGATAAAAAACTAAGACAAAGCTACCGCACTCCGGGCAGCTTAAATTTGTTTCCATAACGTATTCTGAGTCGTCCTCACAATCGTGATCCCCACCCCAGATCAACTCCGCCTTACAATGCCAACAGTTCATAACTTATACCTGTACCTGTTGTCTGTATCCACGAGACACAAACGGTTTTTAGTTCTCGTCAAGCCAACGTACATGGCTCGATGCTCGTCATCAGGATACTTACTGTCCACACATGCCTTGGTCGAACCCAAGAACACCGCACAGTTGTCATCCTCCCCTCCCTTCATTCCGTGGAATGTAGAAAGTTTAATCCGTGGATCTCCTGTTATATCTTCCCCACGTCTTTCCAATGCTTGGATGTATCGTTTCTCGCTGTCCCCGAACCTTGCCACATCCAAAGCATCACGATCAATAGCTGCTGTCATACCAAAGTCCTTGACAAGCCTATCGTAGGTCAGGAAACCATCCGGTGCGGCTGCATCAAGTAGCCCTGCGGACCCACGCTTTACGACCGCCTTATCTCCTTGCTTTGGAACAAAATCGTACAAGGATCTGATCGAAGGTAGCTCGACACCTTCCCCGGCTTGTAGCCGTCTCCATACTTGTGCTGCTTCTGCTGCTTTCTGATTGACGCTGCTCTTGCCCTTGACCGAAAACAAATGACCCTCGTGCCATAGCTGCGATGCCCATTCTCGAACAAACGAATTGGTTCGAGCCATCAAGGTCCATGAACCTTGGCTTAGATCGAGATCGTATGGATTCAGTGCCCAGTCGATTCGGCCCTCGTTATCTGTTGGATTAAAAATCTTTTCTCTTCGTGTCGATATACGCTTCACAATCTTTTGGGATAGCTCGTGTACCAAGCTTGGCATTCGATAGCTTTGTGTAAGTACTCGAAAGTTATCTGATGCTCCCAGGAATCTCTTAACATCTACCCCTGTCCATCTGTGGATTGCTTGGTCATCGTCCCCGGCAATCAGTACACGCTTGGCATTCCTAGCAATCTCGAACACCATCTCCCATTGCAGCGGAGTTAAATCCTGTGCCTCGTCAACAATAAACAGATCGAGGTGAGGCGGTTCTCCTATCTGTACATACTTTTCTATTAGATCTGCAAAATCAAATTTATTGGTGGCTGACTTATACACCTGTAACTCTGCCTCTACTTTTCGTAACTGAAAGAAATGCAAAGCATGGTTGGCTACTTCGTTGAACTCCTGCTCGATACTAATCATGCGATATCGAGAACGGTTTTCCATCTGAAGATATACATCTCCACTGTCCAACGCTGTTGGTATTAACATGCCGTCGTCTGGGCTCACGAAACTTGCTCCTTTGAACTTCAGTCCAAGTTCTCGAGATAAAACGTCCCAGTCCTCCGGGCCGAGCATGTCTCCAGTGCCTAATCCAAGTCCATTGAATGCCCAAGAGTGCAACGTCCTGAACCATGGCAGATCCTTTCGATCTACATTGAACTTAATACAAGCTCGAGATACAGCTTCCTGAATGGCTTTCCGTGTAAACGAAACATAACCAATACGATCAGGCGGAGTGCCGAGGCGGATTGCTTCCTCGATCTCTTCCATTAACGTGTAGGTCTTTCCGCAGCCCGGAGGTCCAAAGATAATTTCAGCGTTGGGTATCATTCCTGTACGCCTCTAGGTCTGCTTTCTAACCAGTCAACGACCTCGTCTTCTTTCCAACGGCTTGCGCTGCGCTTGCCGTCATCCTGTCCAAGAACGACAGGCTCGGGAAACTCTCCCTCGTGTACCCATTTATAAATGGTTGATCTCGAGACGTTCAGCCACTCTGAAACCTCTCCGACCTTTAAGAGCTTAGAACGGGATGTCATACTTATCCTCCTTTACGTCAATCTCTATGTCAGCATCATCAAACTCAGGAACCCACCACACACGAATCGACGTATGCTTACCGTCCTCGCGTTTGATATTCCGTGTGCCATGGCACTCCTCGTTATGATTCATTTGTTTAAGTTGATCCTGAACCTGTGCCCTCGTGTATTGTGTAAAGCTTCGGTTCTTCAGATATTCCATGAGAGCCTCGATACGGAACTTAGTTAGCCCCTTCTCGGTCCATGGTTTTCCAAGCTCCATCTCCTCTGGAGACATAGCTCGAATACGGCTTGTACAAAAATTTCTCAGGTGCTCACGGAACTGACCAGAGTATGTAAGTTCCTCCGAGACCGGAATCTTTGTAGCTGTCTGCATCATTCCGTTGATTGTTTTCTGCCATACCGATGGCTTCGGTACTGGTGGCATTGTGTCTAGCTGCTCCATACACGCACGTTGAAACAGCGTTGGATGTTGTAGTTGATCTGTTGATAGGACCAACCGACCACCATCGACTGTCATAAAATATAATCGAGGCTCCGACTGCATGATAGTAAGTCCATCTATTTTGGCTGCATCAGGAGCGTCCTCGCCTATGCCAAACTTTCTGGTACGACAGATGTCTTTGTTGCAGTGGTCCTTCAGTGGACACACATCACACTGGTAGAAATATTCTTTGCGCTCCAGAGATTTCTGTAGCTGCATAACCTCCGAGGCCGGGAGGGGTGGCTCACATAAGATACGATTGTACTCTTCGTGGTGTGACTTCCAGTCGTCCGACCATTTCATGCGGCAGTACACGCCCACCGCAAACATAAAAATGTTTCTGTTTTCTGTGACCTTGCCCAAGCTCGAGATCAACTCCAAGCAGTACGCCCCATCACTGAAGTGTATGCGCTCACCACCGAAGTTCATCTCTGTCAACTCGGACATCGATACTCTGGTTTTCTCTGCTGCTTTTAGAAACTGATCCAATGTCATTGCTTCACACTTCTTATTGAAGCAATACCGCATGGTTTCTTCTGCATTGTAATACGGTAGGTTGATAAAGTTTCCTAGATCTCCCCGGTCCTCGATAATCGTATCCTGTTTTGGAAACACCTCACAACCAGAGTGCCCTATGGCTGACGCCATCTCGGACAATAACTCACGGACCAGTGCCGCAGGTTCCCAGTGTTTCAAGAATAAAAATAAATGTGCACCGCCCGACTTCGATCTGCAATGGAGAAGGGGCAGCTTTAAATCCTGTATCTTTTTGTTCAGCGTCTTGTGATCGAGATCATAGATGTCGATATCCAAAGCACCAAACTTACACACATCACCAGAACGAATCGGTATCGAACCAATCCCTTGTTCGCCATCGATGTGGCCCTGTAGTTTTTCTGCTGTCAACGTTTCTCGAATCACGAAACTTTTGGCATCTGCCTTGCCGTTTCTACCAATGCGCCCCACGTTCGTGGCACCGTGGCCTTTCTGTGATCCTTCGAAGACCGCCAACAATTGTTCTGCTGCTGACATAGGTTACTCCTGTTGTGAAGGGTGGGGGGTGGTGTCGGACGCGGTCTAGACTCGGCCTTCAACCTTCACCCCCCAAAGCTGCTTAGAACGGTATTGAATCGTCCTCTTTCCGAGACTCTGAGGGAGTCTCTTCAGGAGCAGCTTTAACCTCACCCGCAGCCACGCTCTCACGGAACGCTTTGGCTTCGAGCAGCAGATCACGGTTCTTAACCAGATCTACTTTTTCAATTTGGTAGTTGGCCCATGAACCTTGGTCATTGCTTTCCTCAGTTGTGGTCAACTTCCACATGGTCGCGTACACAGGCGGAGTAATCATCTGCCCGGTCTTCGGGTGTTTGATCTTCTGCATAGCGATTTGTGTCTTCCAACGACGGCTAACTTTTAGCTGTGTTGATTTCATGTCAACGACGACAGGCTGAAACGTACCGTCCTCGTCAACAACTAGACTGTAATGCTGATCCGACTTCACCAGTTCGTTACCGTTTGGTAAGATCTCCTTCGCACCTTGGCGCTCAGTCTTTTGGAGAATAGGATCGTTAGCAGCAATCTCCCCATTGAAACCACCGCCCTGATCGCGAGGTGTAAACTCCAGATACTTAGTAGTCTGGTAACATGGAATCAACGTCACGCCATCTTCACCATCCCAGTACTGATTAGATACTGTGTTGAACACATCCCCGGAAGATGCACCCTCGATAAACTCAGGCTTCTTCTTATTCAACTGTGGTGACAAGGCTTGCAGAACTCGCAAGAAAGGTATTTGCATCTCCGAGCTTTCGAAGACTGCACCGTCCCCTGCAAATTCTAGTATGTCGTCCATTACATCCGTTGATACAGATGTCTCTTTCTTCTTTGCTACAGCGTTTGCCATTATGCTTTCCTCCTGATTTGTGCTGCGTTAGCTATGAATGCCCCGAACATATCGAGGTCAATCGGTTTACCATCTGTCACACGTTCCTTAACAAACGCTTTTAGAGTAGATGGGTGAACATGAGTCTTGGTCTGTGGATCAAAACCCTTTTCTTGCAGGACACCAATTGCGTCTCCTGCCATATTGTCTTCGCCTTTGCCGAACGAACAAATCACCTCGTTTTTTATTATGTCGTCCAGATTATTATCACGCAGCCAAGCGAATGCCTCATCCTTACGGTCCTTTGGGATAGATGCATGCACCATCATCTTTCTCTCGACGGTTAAACCATCGACATCCAGACGCTCAACGCCCATCTCGTCCATAAGTGAGGGTATGTATTCCACGGAAAACTTGTGCTTCTTAGCCTTCAATGCTTTCATGTGGATCTCCGCATCCTCGATTTGATTTTCGATGTTGCGAAGTGTGCGAACAAGATCACTTAATTGCTTTCCTGTTCCCGAATCGACTTGAGCAAGTGCCTCACTCTCATCGAAGTAGTCTTCAAATATATCAGTCATGATAAGTTTTTTCCTCTTCAGGGTTGAAATTTCGAACCAAACGGTCCATGTATTGGACTATATAGGGAGAACTAGATGGATTACAAGTACAAATTTAAAACAAAACCGTATAAACATCAAAAGACTGCTTTGGAGCTTGGTGGACAACGGAAGTCTTTTGGTTACTTCATGGAGATGGGGACAGGTAAATCGAAGGTCCTGATCGATAACATCGGCATGCTGCACTTGCAGGGGGAGCTCGACTTTGCTCTGATCATTGCACCAAAGGGTGTGTATCGCAACTGGACCTCGAAAGAAATTCCAGAACATATGTCAGACGATGTGCCTGTTCGTGTAATCCGTTGGGTCTCCGGGCCAAACAAAAAGCAGCAAGCAGAAATGCATTCGATCAAAGATAAATTCGAGGGACTGACAGTGTTTGTTATGAACGTCGAAGCGTTCTCCTCGATCAAAGGCAAACAAGCCGGGGAGTGGTTGGGTCGTGCGTTTGGGCATCGAGGTATGATTGCAATTGACGAATCAACGACCATCAAGAACCATCAAGCCAAACGCACTAAAGCTTTGACAAGAATTGCACAGGCGTTCAAGTACAAAAGACTACTAACAGGATCTCCCATTACAAAAAGTCCGCTTGACATTTTCTCACAGGCAGAATTTTTACAGAAAGGAATACTGAAGTATGATTCCTTCTACGCATTCCAAGCTCGATACGCTGTGTTGCAACGCAGAACGATGGGCGCTCAATCGTTTAACCAAGTCATGGGATTTAGAAACCTCGAAGAGCTAACAAAAATGATCGATCAATTCTCTTATCGAGTACTTAAAAAAGATTGTCTGGATCTACCAGATAAATCATACACGGTCAGATATGTATCGACCACCAAAGAACAACTCGAGATGTACGAAAGTCTCAGGCGTCACGCCATGGTGCTGTTCGAGGATGGCGAGATGACATCTGCCCCGGCTGTTATCACACAGCTACTACGGCTCCAACAAATTTTGTCAGGGCATCTCAAGACAGACGAGGGTGAGATGGTTACCTTCCCATCGAAGCGCATGGACGCACTGGAAGAGATCCTCGAAGAACACGACGGTAAGGCTATCATCTGGTCTAGATTTAGATACGATATTCAACAGATTGTAGAAATGATTAACAAGAAGTTTGGCCCGGGCACGGCTGCTGCTTACTACGGTGACACCCCGGACGATGAACGGGTCAGAATTGTGCAAAACTTTCAGTCGCCCTCGAACCCTCGGTTCTTTGTTGGTAACCCGGCAACCGCAGGATACGGACTGACGTTGACGGAAGCTAACCTCGTGGTCTATTATACTAATGACTTTAACCTCGAAACTCGGATGCAGTCTGAAGACCGGGCGCATAGGATTGGACAACACAACCCGGTGACCTATGTAGATCTGATGACCGAGGGGTCCATCGATGAGAAGATCGTCAAGGCACTTCGGGCCAAGATCGATATCGGTGCAAAGGTATTAGGAGAAGAGGCGCGTCAATGGCTGACTATGACCCCAAAGAAATAACCAAGCTGCTTGAAGAACGATGCACTGGTTACGCATCTGAGAAAACAACAGCAAAAGAAATTGCAGAGTTAACCGGGCTAGACATCGATGTCGCCCGGGCATTCTCTCGAGGATGGTCGCGCATGTCCGCCATAGATATTCGAGGATATCGAAAGGGACCTGACTGGGTAAATAAAAAATTCTTGCCTGAAAATTAATCTGTGGTAGTCTATCACTACCTTAAACTGCTTGCATTTATATATAAATGCACCTCAATAAACTATAGGGCCGCAGGAATACTGCGGCCCATTTTTATTTTAGACTCTCTATTTCTTTCAGCAAACGATCAACTTGCTTTTGTAGAGCCTTAATTTTTTTTGAGTTGTCTGGTCTTTTGATGACAGGTGGGGCAGATCTCGTAGTCGTATCCGCTCCACCCGATACCCCCCACTTTTTCCGGGCTGCGGCGTTCTCTTTCACCGCTGACTGTTCCATCAAACGCTTTAACAGATTCTCTCGGTCCACCACGTTTATCCTTTCTAACAAAAACTAATTGGTGACGCTTGGCAGTATCGTATACAGCTTGCGAAGAAACACCTAAATGTTTTGCTGTCTCCGCAAGCGTGTATCCTTCACTGGCACACTTCTTGTAATCTTTAACTGTGTACTTCCATTGCCTCATCTATTTCATTTTCCTCCATACCATAGGTGAACGCATGCAACGTGTACGCCCATAGAGTAAGCGAAACACGCTTCTGATTTTCCGTGGACTTTATATCAGCTTTCACAATTTTACCAGACTTGTGTAACCTCGATAGTTCATCTCGAATATCTGCGGCTACACCATAGTTGCTTCCCAACTCGTCACAAAGTTGACGTGTTGTTATCGGAATCCAGTCTCCATTGTCGTCAACCCAACCGTCGAGAACATCCATAATTTTCTCCTCGAGCGTTGGTTCCTTGTTGACTTGTATAATGTTTTCGGGCGTAGTTGCCTCCAGAGAACCTATGAATTTACAAGACACAGCTTTGAAATCTGTCTTGTCTCTATGCTCTGGGTGGTTTGGCACAATGATTAGCTCTACTGTGTCACCCACTTCAGGCACATAACCCTCCCGATAATTCTTCGGACTGATAAAAACTTTGGTTCCGTCTTCGATGAGCCCGAACGCTGCGCCCGGACCCTCCATGTGTCTAGAGTAGATTACACTTACTACTCCTGCCGTTACTTTTTGCATTAATCCATGCATGTTATATCAACTTTCCAATTGTTCTAAGTTCCTCAACGTATCGCTTGAGTTCACGCCTCGCGTGAAACAAACGCTGCGCGGCATCATTATCCGCGTCTCTTTTCAGTGACTCGTCAATCCATCGGTTTACCTCTCTCTTTAAAAAATCAACCTGACCCCGTTGAAACGGGGAAAGGTATTCAGGATTCTCGGACATTTGGATCCTCCACACTTGTTTCGAAAACACTGATGTTATCTCCATGACAAATAACGCATAGAGACTTGGTCAGTTGCTCCAAGGTTTCTACATCCATTGGAAACTCTGCGGCCTCCCATTCAAACTGGCAATCCTCGCAGTACAGATCCAATGTCTTCCTTCGACCTTGCGGCCCCACGCTTATGAGCTTAGGCATCCACTACCCTCCAAACATAACAGGGACTACCGATCTCATAAATGTGATCGACTACGATCCTCCCTTCTTTGTGGAACTTAGACATGTAGTATCGAACCGTGGATATTTTAATCCCTGTTCGATCTGCCAGTTGAACAGACGTTCCTATGTCACGCTCCAGTTCATTGAGCAGTTTCTCTCCACGAGTTAATGTATCTGACATTTTTCACCTCCTTGTACTTTTTCTAACCAATTTTCCTTCGATGCTTTGAGCATCAACCCCGCCGCCATCTGCATGTCTTTGCTTGTCCAATACTTCTGGGCAATATTCATGATAGTAGCCATGATCTCCGAGTCACTCATGTCCTTCGGAAATAAAGACATCATGTTATCGAAGTATGCGGCCTTCTCGAACTTGTCATCAGGTAAATCAAAATTCTCTCGACACACCATAGACATGATCACGTTTTCCTTTGGAAGGATCGACATATGTTTTTCCATCTCCTCCCATGTATCGAAGGTGATCCAATCTTTCTCAGTCACCTTGCCGTCTTCAGTCTTAAACCAAGATACTTGGTACAATTTACTTCTCCTTTTTTTCTATTTTGTTAAGCAGATGTTCTGCTGTTTGTAATGAACCCAAAGCTTTTGGATCCATCGCTCTCATCATGCCCTCGAACATAAGCTTTGGCATGTCATCCTTGCATTCGATGTACATGTCCAACGTCATCTCCTCGAGGTGCTGTCGCAAACCAACAAGCATCATCAGCTTATTGGTAGCCACGACATTCCCTGAGTTGAGATACTCTTCCGAGAATCTCAACACTGGTTCGAAAGGATAATCTTGATTGAGTACAAACTCCAAGATCTGTAGCTCCTTTTCAAACGTAGTCATTGCATTGTCTCCTTCTCAACATCATCCTCGTCCACGTTCCACGCCAACTCAACCGTTATGTTATGGTAGTGGCAGTAGCCTATCGATGCATATGTTTTCTGAGGATCCTTCAAATGATCCCCGATCAACGCATGACAACCACTGGTGTCATCCATCACAATCGTCAGGAAGTATCCACTCTCACCATCGGACCACGAAACAATCCGACCTCCATCCGAAGAGGTAGTGAACTCTTCACCTATAGCACGAGTTAACCCTGATATTGCCCACACGAAATCACTTATCGTGTCAGGCATGTGATTGCTCACCATTTTATCACCATTCTTTTCGGTCTTCTTCATTTCTCCATCCTTCCCAATATGCCTCGATCTCATTTTCTGACATCTCTTTTTTAGGTACAACATCCGAACCTATGTTATCCAACCACATGTGTGGCTCTGGCTCCCGACCATAGTATCGGTCTGCGGCCCCACGGTCTGAGGCTCGATCCTCCCGATCCATCATCCAAGCTTTTACTTTACCCATTTTTTCCTCCTCTAATCTGAGTTAAGATATGATTGCATTTCATAGTATGACCCATTCACTGGACCCCATTCGCATTCCTCGCAAACACGAATGATCTTAAATGTGTCAGGATCTTCTGACGCATAAAGGTGATCAACTTTATCACCGCAATAGTCACATGTACCCATCACCAATCCTCCTTAAATATTTTGCGGAATATCTCATCCAACATGTCTTCCATTTCACGATCCGTCATCTTCATCCTCCCAATAACTAATGTGCGGTTTGTTTTCTGTAGCCTCACTGACCTCAACATAAATAGTAAAACCATTTAGTTCGATGTAAGCAGACACAGGACTTCTAACGTCAA